TCAAATTCATGGCTGGTGGTAAGGTCAATAAGTATATGCCAAGAATCATAGATACATACCTTACTGGAATGACAGCGAACTATAATGCGACAGGCAATTCCTTTCATGCAAACGACGGTAAGAGAGGAGCTGCACCGGTAGAGATCGATCTTACGTTATCATTCCAAGAGGTACGTCCAGTTACAAGAGACGATTTGTATGGTAGTGGCTTAGGGTATATAGATGGATATGAATCAGCCGGTAATATTGTTGGTGAGGCTCCAGATACAATGCAGGATCTTACAAGCAACATATCTAATATTCCTGGAGGACAAGGATAATGAGCTATTTCAAACAATTCCCTACTTTGGCTTATGATTTTGATCGTAATGGTATCAAACAGACAGTAGTCGATATCTATAGAAGTGCAAGACCACTTAATGCATTCCTTGATGATCTTAATGCGTATAGCTTCTATGATATAAAGAATGGCGAAAGGCCTGATATCGTATCGCAACGCTTATATGGTACTACTCAGTTCTATTGGACGTTCTTCGTTATTAACGATTTCCTTCATGACGGACTTGCTTCATGGCCGATGAGTCAAGAAAAGCTTCAAGCGTATATGAAACAAGAATTTCAGGGTGTAGTCATTACAACGAATCCAAAAGATATCCCTACAGGCGATGCAGGAGTAAGCTTAGGTCAAGCTAATAGTCTATCGGGTAGGTTCGAACTTGGAGAGACGATTACAGGAACGACGTCAGGTGCAACAGGCGTATTGGTAAAGAAAAATTTGGACATGAATCAGATAGTCTTGCAAGATGTTGTAGGATCATTCATAGGATCTTCAGCCCCAGGACCACAAAATGCGACAGAAAAGGTAACAGGATTAGATACTATAGATTCCGTTGATACATATGATGTCTATAAGTATATCGATGCTCCCCATAACTATTATAGAACAGACGATCCAGAGAAAAGAGTTGTATCAAACGGAATATTTATTACTGGTGGAGAGCCAGTTGGAGAAATTTCCTTTGATACTAATAGATCTCACCTATTTGCAGCTAATGAAGCACGATCTAAGATAAGAGTAATAGATCCTAAGTATATAACACAATTCGTAGAAAAATATGAGGCAATAATAAACAATGTCTAACTATAATAGTAAACTTGCTAATGGATCAGATGCTATAGTACCATCATCGTATGAGCTAGAGAGTGCAACACTTACTTGTAGTAATGGAACAGAGTATAATATAGTAGATCTTATAGCATCTCTCTCTATAGATGAATCTCTCTATAGTGGTAGTTTGCAAGGTGAGGTATCTATATTAGATGCTGCCCAACTGCTTGAAAAAGTGAAATGTGTGAGTGGGGAGGGATTACACCTAGTACTGAAGAGACGGCTCTTAGATGGACAGTCGACTAAATACTCGCACAAATTCAGGATCGCAGAGATACATAGTTACGCTAAACTCAGTCCAGGTACAGCGACGTATGTATTCAGATGTGTCTCAGAGCATGCGTATATCAGTCAGTCTAAGACTATATCTAAGCCGTTTAACAATGTACCAGGGCAGTTAATAAAGAATATCTGTACAGATGAGTTGTCTATAGATGAGAAGAATCTTTCTATTAATACAGAGACTAAACAGACTATTGTTGGTGTATATCCACGTATGAGACCTATGTACCTTATTAATTGGTTAGCAAGGAGATCTTATGACAATGGGACACCGTTCTTTTTCTATGAGACATTAGGACATGGTATATATTTTGAATCCTATGAGAACCTTATTAATAAAGAATCTTATAAGGAATATACCTATGCGCCTTCTACTAATACTATAGTTGGTAGTGAAGAGAACAATAAGATACTTGCTTCGAAGGTATTAACGTTATCATCTGAATTTAATATGAGTCAGTATATGAATATAGGAGCAGGAGCTTATTCATCAACATTACATACATTAGATATAGCTACTAAGTCATACGATACACAGACTTATGCGTACAGTGATTCTAAGCTACGCCTTAATGCTAATGGGGTAATACCTAAAGGGAGTCAGATACAAGAGAGACCCTTAGAAGAGCATAGGGATTCGACTAACTTTTATATCAGTCTAAACACCTCGGCCGTATCAGGGGGCTCTAGTTACCAAGCACCAGCGAACTCAGATATACTCGCAGCGAATGCTTATGTACAGAATATGGATACTCTCGAATTACGCGTTGAGATCTACGGAGACTTTAATCTCTATACAGGTTCTACTATAGATATTAATGTAGTAAAATCTATTGATGCGGGAGATGATAAACGTGGTAGAGATTTGTTCTTATCTGGTAAGTATATTATATCTTCTATTACACATAAGTTTACGGATGAATATAGAATGGATCTTATATTAAAGAAAGATTCCTTTATAGACTCATTAGATAATATACAGAAAAGAGACTAATTTTATGCTGTCAGAAAAAGTTATAAAACATATTGATATAAAAAAATTTTCCGCCGAAAAAATGAGTCGGAAAGGGAGCGCTAAATAATGAATAGAATGGATCAGTTTATAGGTGGAGATTTTACCTGGTTTACCGGTGTTGTAGAAGATCGCTTCGATCCCTTAGAAATGAACCGAGTAAAAGTACGTTGCTTTGGTTTCCATACAGAGAATAAGGGAGCTGTAGATGTCGACGACTTACCGTGGGCTACTGTCATGTTACCCACAACTTCTTCTGGTACTTCGGGTATAGGCGATACGCCTCACGGTTTAATGGAAGGTTCATGGGTAGTCGGTTTCTTTAGAGACGGTCCTTCAGCTCAGGATCCTATTATTATGGGTTCAATCGCTGCTCAAAATTCTCCTCGGTCCAAGTCATTAGGCTTCACGGGCGACCATTATCCAACAATGGAATATATGGATAAACCTGATACTAACTTCGCAGGTCGCCAGGAATACTATAACGAATCTGATCAGATGGAAGCAAGGGCTCAAGGTTCTTCTCCTTCCGATATACAAGTGGCGGTTCCGGCTAAAATTCCTTCTGTATCCGAGAATAAGGCTGACGCTTATTATGCTGAAACTCCATGGAATGAATTACCTCCTATGAATGGTCATGTTCCTGATTATCCTTATAATAAAGTATACCAATCAGAGTCTGGTCATGTAACAGAAATTGACGATACTCCAGGTAATGAAAGACTTCATCGTATGCATACATCAGGTTCTTATGAAGAGATCTATACTGACGGAACTCGCCAGGTTAAAATAGTCGGTGATGACTATGAAGTCGTTTTTGGTAATAAGAATATCCATATTAAAGGAAACTGTTCAATGACTGTCGATGGCAATTTAAGACAGATGGTCTATGGTAATTATCATCTTCAAGTCGAGAAAGATATGACTATGAATATTAAAGGTTCTTTACAACAGAAGATTGGTGGTAATCATGAGACAGAAGTCGTCCGTAGCCGATCTACTAATATTGGTGTGGATGATAACCTAAGTGTTATGAATAATTCTACTACTAATATTATTAACGACAAACTCTTAACCGTTGGTAATGACTTTACGACATCAGTTACAAATAATATGGCGACAACTGTTTTGAATAATAAGAGTGTTATGAATGCTGGTACATTTAGTCATACCTCCTTAGCCGATTATACATTAAGCGTTAATACAAATCAGACAATCGGAGTTGTTGGTACTCTTGCAGAAACAATTGATGGCGCAGTAACAGAGACATACGGTGCTGCTCTTAATTCAAATGTTACTGGTGCTGTTACTGAAACATATAGCAGTACTCAAAATACAACAGCCAGTGGTAATGTTACGATCGTTGCTCCAACAATTGATCTTAACCCATAGGATAACATATGCCAGGAATAGTAAGACAAGGTGATTCACATGCAGGACATGCAAGTCCTACACCAAGTCCGTTTCATAAGACTTCTTATGTTGGTGGATCGCCTAATGTCAATGTTAACAGTAAGTCTGTCATACGAGATGGAGATTCTACAGCATGTGGAGATCCTGCTGTTGGTAAAAGCGGAAACGTAAAGGTAAATGGTAAAGGCGTTCATCGATTAGGTGATGGTACTGGTGGCCATGGTAGTTGGGTTCCAAATAGCGCGGCTAATTCTTCCACTAATGTATTTGCTAATGGTGGTGGTGGAAGTCAAGGAACTCCTGCTACTCCAGCAGATGGTATTGCGAGTAAAGGTAGTTGTACATATTTTGATTGGAATAATAATACATGTTTAGACCAATCATCTGATCCAAATGGAGATTATTATGTTAGTCCATAAGAGGAGATATAAATGAGTTTATGTGGTAATAATAAAGCTTTAGATGATCTAAAAGCTAAGCAAGGAGAATTAGATGATCTCTTAGCTGGTGGTAAAGATCAGCTAGCTGCTATGGAATCTAAATTAAATGATATGAAAGCTGATTTAGAATCATTTAAACCTGAGCTTCCAGAAATTGAAAGCTTACAAGATAAAATAAGTGCCGCAACTGGTCTTACTAATCCGCTTGATAAGGCTAAGTCTATTGCTGAAATAAAAGAAAAGTTTGCTGCTGGTGTTCCAACACTAGATAGTATACTAGGTAACCTAGGTTTAAACGCTGATTTTCTTAATATGACACCGGCGGAATTACTTGAACAATCTCAAGCTAATGTTGATGTTTGCGCTTTGGTTCCTAATGTTGAAGCTTCTCCAGATGGTACAGTAAAAGAGCAGCCCACTGAACCTAAGGTTCCTGAAGAACCACCAGCTGCTCCTGAACCCACCCCCGTTATCGAAAAAGATTTAGAAGAATTAAATAGAAAGCTTTTAAGTAATTCTTTTAAAAATAATTTAAAGTATATTGCTAGTCGTGCTAATAAGATATTTAAAGGCTTTGGATCAAAAAAGAAGAATCAAAAGTTTTATGATTCTACATGGGAAGAGCAATGGGTAGAATTGATTGAAGCAGTAGGTGGAGATTATAACACATATAGACATACAGGTAGAACATTAGAAGAGCTAAGAGAAGCACAAAAGAAATTAAGCTCCAAATATCCAGACGCTAAATGGGATTTTAAGAAAGAAGGTCAAATATTAAAAGAAACTTATGGCCTTGTAAAAGACGCAAATCCACATTTATATGCTGATGCTCAAGATTTTAATACTGCAGCAGCTGAATGGTTTGTAAGAAGAAAGGTTAAATTAGCCGATAAAGAAGCGACCTAAGAGGTATAAATAGTTATATGTCTACTAATAATCTATCAGATAAGTCATCTCAAATTCTCCAACCAAGCGGAATTGTCGGTGATCTTAAAAAAGTTTCATCAAGCTCTAGGTTAAAACCTTGGACTGATCTTGATCTTAATTTAACGCTTCATCCAATACGTAAAGATATTGTTCCACTAAGAGATGATAGAGCTATTAAATACGCAGTTCGTAATTTACTTTTAACTAACTTTTTTGAGAGACCATTTGGACTTGGAATCGGAGCTAATCTAAGAGCTCTTCTTTTTGAACCAGCTGACGAAATTACAAAACAAGCTATGAAAGAAAATATAGCAAGAACTATACAAGATAATGAACAAAGAGTTGAACTTTTATTTATTAATATTAATGATAATCCGGACAATAATTCATACAATATTCTAGTAAAATTTAGAATTAAAGAATACGATAGTCAAGAAACTGTAGAAATCGTATTAAAACGTTTAAGGTAAGAAACTATGGCAACTAATTTAAATGTAACCGAACTTGATTTCGATCAGATTAAAAAGAATCTTAAGAACTATTTAAAGACTCAATCAGCTTTTAATAGTCATGATTTTGAAGGATCAGGTTTATCTTCACTCTTAGATGTGTTAGCTTATAATACGCACTACAATGCTATGACCGCCCATTTTGCTTTAAATGAAGCATTCTTGGATTCTGCTCAGATTCGTGGTAATATTGTTACTCGAGCTAAGCTATTAGGTTACATACCCCGTTCAGTTTTAGCGCCAAGAGCGACTATTACAATTACAGTTGATGTCTCAGGAGAATCAGGTATTATTCCATCTACATTAACTCTACCTCGGGGTGCTAAGCTGACTACTAATGTTGATGGAAGAAACTATAGATACGTAGTCCTTAATGAACAATCTGCTGTTATTTCTGGAGATGGTAATACGTTTACTTTTGATAATGTTATTATTGTAGAGGGTACTCGTAAAAAGCTTTTATATAGAGTTGATAACGATATTGAAAATCAAAAATATCAAATATCAGACGATGATGCTGATACTTCAACTCTTAGAGTTCTTATTCAAGCTAACGAAGAATCTAGTTCTTATGATAACTATACTCAGTTTGAATCTTTACTTAATGTTGATTCGTCAAGCAGAGTATTTTATCTCCAAGAAAATTCAAATGAATACTTTGAAGTATATTTTGGCGATGGCGTAACAGGTAAAAAACCTCTTAACAATAACATAGTAACGCTTGACTATATTTTTACTAATGGCGAAGATTCTAACGGCGCTAATGTATTTACTATGGTAGATAATATTGGTGGTTATTCAAATGTAACTGTTAATACCTTAAGTAAATCTATGGGTGGTACTGAAAAGGAAACAAATGAATCTATAAGATTTAACGCACCCTTAACATTTACTTCGCAGAATAGAGCTGTAACATCAGACGATTACAGAGCAATTATCAAGAAAGAGTTTACAAATATTAATTCTATCTCTACATGGGGTGGTGAAGATAATGATCCACCAGATTATGGAGCTGTTTATATTTCTATTAAACCATTGGTTAATGAAGTATTGACCCAAAACGAAAAAACCGAAATCATGAATACAATTCTTAAAGGTAAGAGTGTTGTATCTATTACGCCAGTTATTGTAGATCCTAATTTTACTTATTTAGAATTAGATGTTTCGTTTAAATATAATCCTAACCTAACAGATAGATCTGGAGTAGAACTTCAGTCTGTTGTTAGAGATACTATTTCAGATTATAATTTTAATGAGTTAAATAAGTTTGATGGCGTATTTAGGCATTCTCAGCTTCTCAAGGCAATTGATAACGCTGATCCCGCTATTCAAAATAGCAGTGTTCGCCCTTATATGTTTATGAATATTACACCAAACAAATCAGCAGCAAATTTAGATAATAACTTTAGTTTAAGATTTACAGCACCGTTTTTTAATTCGGGTTCTTCTAATAGCTATCTTATTTCTTCTACAGTTTGGAAGTTGAATGGAGATGAAGTATATTTCGGCGATATTCCAATTTCAGGATCGACTGATAGACAAGTTATTGTTTATAAAATCGATAATTCTATTAATGTTACTGTTATAAATGATGCTGGTTTAATTGATATTGCTAATGGAACTATTACATTAAACAACTTTATACCAGATGATGATTCTCCTGATACAATTAGAATTACAGCAGTTCCAAACTCTTTAGATCTTGCTCCTAAGAGAGATCAATTAATTGCTATTGATCCATTAAGAGTGCAAATAACTCCAAGCATAGATACTATATCAGTATCGGGTTCTTCGGGTACAATCGATTATACAACAACATCAAGGCTAAGATAAGATGGCTGGAACTCATAATCCTAATAACGTTCATTTTTCTTCAGATATATCCTCGCCTGGATATATTGAATCTAATGCTTCGTCTAAAGCTGTAACAAAAGAGAATTTAAGAACTGAAGAATTAATGTCAGCTGAAATACTTGAAAATTCAGGTGGATTACAATTATTATTAGAAGCTTATTACTCATATATGAATTTAGAAGAGTTCGTATATCAAGAAACTGAAACATATTCAGATGTAGTTTTAGATAATAAAGCAGTTTTTAGAGTTAATGATCCAAGGAACGAAAATGATCATTTCTTTAGTGACTCTTCTGGCTCTAACTCAATATTAACATTAACCGATTCAGATGGTGTAATATCAACGTTTAGTATGGACGATAGTAATGTTCATATTTCAAATGGTAATAATTTACCTGGAAGTTTAGCAAATTCTCGCACAGCGATGGGTAAAACGTTTACAGTTAACCTTGGAACTAATGTTAATTATAATTCACAAATAGCAAATATTACAACACCAGTAACATATTGGGCGGGTCCTGGCGCTTCATATGCTCTTAATACTATTGAAGAGTCTATGGATATTGATCATACGGCGGCTCAGTATTTAGAACTTATACAAAAAGAAATCGCTGCTGTTGTACCAAGATCTATTCCTGTTAATAAAAGAAATCTTTATAAAGCAATGACGGATTATTATAAAATTCGTGGTTCGTCTGATTCTATTGAAGTATTTTTTAGGTTACTATTTGATGACGAAGTTGAAGTTGAATTTCCGTGGGATAGCACACTTATTCCTTCTTCTGGAAACTGGGAAGTTAATCCTAGTCTTCCTAAAGGTGGTATATACTTAGATAAAAAAGGTTTCTTATCAGATACTATTAAAGTTCAAGATAGTTTAAGATACCAGAAATTTTCGTATCTTATACGTACTGGTCAAAATCTATCTTCATGGAATTATTTTTATGATAGATTAGTACATCCCGCAGGGTTTAAATATTTTGCTGAAATTCTTATACAACTGTTTGGTACTAGAGACGAGTTAGGTGATGATCAAAAGATTTTAAGAGAACTAAGATATGTTGGTGGTCCAAAACATAATCAGTTAACTGGTGAATCTTATTTTGGATATGGTAGAACAAACCGGTTTACAAAATCTGCTATGCCAGATTTACAACCAGGCGTTATTGGCATAGAAGATATTCCGTTATTAGTAGAAATGTTTGCCTCTACGTTCTTACCGTTTACATTTACTAATATTCATAGATCTGGTAGAATGTCTCTAACAGTTCCAACTAGTGGAGCTGCAGCTAATACTGTAACAGCTGTTGAAATTGCTGATCCTGGCTTTGGATATACAACAGCACCAACAATTATAGTTAATGGCGTTCCACTCACTGGCCAGACAATTACTCAAGCTACAATAACATGTACTATTGACTCTAATGGTAAAATTAATGGAGCTACAGTTCAAAGTGCCGGAAGTAATTACCAATCAGCATTTGCTAATGTTGCAGCTAATCCTAATATATCTAAAATATCAGATATTACAATTGTTGCCGATACTACTAAAAAATATTCTACAGCGCCTAGCATTACATTTGATGCTCCTACATCAGTAGATAATCTTGGTTTACCGTTATCAACTAATATTACTGCAGCTGGTAAATATATTCTAGCTCCAACTTCAGTAGATAGAGTAGAAATGTCTAACAATGGGAATGGCTATACAACACATCCAGATATTGTATTCTCAGATCCAGATATATTTTATACTGCTCAGCCGTTCTTCAGCGATAACTTTGAAAATAGCGCTATAGGAACTTGGGTTAATGATAACTGGCAAATAATAGGA